CGCAACCGCTTCGGGATCACATCAACCACCCCGACGACCACAAAGCCTAACACAACTGGCAACGATCCACTGAATCCGGATAACCCTAACGGGACCTCTGCCGGTGGGGACAGCAAGAACAAGTGGAGCCTCGACAACGACGCCGCCTTCCTGGCTGCGAAAAAGAAACTCCGTCAGAAATTCGCCGACGGGGAAATCGCCACGGAACGCGAATACCAAGGGAAACTGCTGGCCCTCGAAATCACGGCCCTAAAAGCCCGCCTCGCGGCAAACAAAGAATCCGGCGCAGACAGATCAAAACTCGAAATACAGCTCGCCGACAAACTCCTCGAACTGAAAAAAAACGAATCGGAGATTTCGGAAGCGGATTTTGAAGTCCAAAAACAAAAGCTCCGCAAGCAATTCGCCGACGGAGAAATCGCCACGGAGCAGGAGTACCAGGACAAACTGCTGGCCCTCGAAATCGCATTCCTCAAAGCCCGCCTCGCCTCGAATAAAGATGCTGGAGAGGCCCGTGCGAAACTCGAAGCCCAACTCTCCGACAAACGGATCGAGCAGAAGAAGCGCGAGCAACAGCAGGCCGACGCAGCCGAGGATCTCCGCATCCAGAACATGACGAATGCCACGGACCGGGAGAATGCGGACTATGAACGTAAGAAAAAGCAGCATGCAGGAAATGCTGCCGCTCTGGAACAACTCGAAGCACAGCACAATCGGAACCTCGTAAAAATCGAACTCCAACGGGCCATGGACGCACTCAAACAGGAAGAGGATGAATATAAGCAGAGCCGCCAAGTCATGCTGGATCATCACGAATTCCAACTCAAAAGCGTTAACCGCACCAAAGAGGGACGCGCCCGCCTCAAACGGCAGCAATACAACGAATTGAAGGCGTTCGACGAGGAATATCTGCGCAGTACCCTCGCGCAACTCAAATCATTGAACGACACCGGCACAATGTCGTTCCGGGACCTCAAAGGCGTGCTCCAGACAATCGACATCGACTCCTCCCTGCTTTCCGAGGAGGAGAAGAACGACCTTATTCGTCGAATCAAGAAAGTGACCGGTGCCATAGATGCCGCCGCCGAGCAGGTGGACGAACTCGGCTACTCCTTCACCCAGAACCAAGGCAGTAGTTTATTCGGATTCTCACAGGACGACTGGTCTCTGTTTTTTGAGAATATCGGGAACGGAAAATTCGGAGCCGAAGAATTGACAATGGCCCTGCTCGCTGCGGCCGAAGCCGCCAATATGGCAATGGACCTATATTCGGGCTACGACAAAATGATGACAACCAAAGAAAATGCCTCACTCAAGAAGTTCAAAAAGAATCAGGACGAACGCAAAAAATCCATGGAGAACAGGCTCAAAGCCGGATTGATGACTCAAGAACAATATGATGCAGAAACCGAGCGCATGGACGAGGAGTACGACAAGAAACAAAAGGAACTGGAAATCAGGCAGGCCAAACGCCAAAAAGCCCAAAATCTCGCACAAGCCACGATTGCGACGGCGCGGGCCATCGCCGAGGCACTTCCCAACCTTGTTTTAGCGGCAATCGCCGGAGCCATGGGCGCCGCACAAATCGCCATGATCGCCGCAACACCTATCGCCGGCGCCGAGGAGGGCAGCTTCCTCGTTGAACGAGCACAGGACGGCCGGAAATTCAACGCCCGGATCAACCCCGATGCCCGCGGATATATCGACCGTCCCACGGTTCTCGTCGGTGAAAACGGAATGGAATACGTCATTCCCAACGAAGCCATGCAGAACCCCACGGCCGCGCCGATCATCAACACCATAGAAGCGGTACGCCAAAAAGGCCGCCTCCGGGATTTCGATTTCACACAAGTAATGCCCGCCATGATCCAGGCCCCCGGCTATGCCGCAGGAGGTCCGGCAAACGGATCAATGCCTTCAATCTCCCTCCCAACGGCCCCCGTAACGGACACCCCCGAAAACAAGGCCATGATACAAATCCTAACCCGTCTCGCTGGCATCCTCGAAAAACCGCTCAAATCCGATGTTTCGCTCATGGGGCGCGGTGGGTTCCTGGAAAAAATGGCAGAATACGAAAGAATGAAAGAGCGCGGTAAATTAGGATAAATATGCTTATCAAATCGTTACGCACAGAAAATATTCTCGAATACAAACCGGACCAGGAAGTAACTTTCACACTCGACAACCCCATGTTCGAGGACGACAGGCTTCCCGTGGCCGTATCGACCGGCATAGAATTTTCACTGACTCCGACCAACAAAACGGAGTTCGGGTTCGTCGAAGCTATGATGCTCCCACCGCTCGTGCAGAAGATTCCGGCAGTTATTATTATTGCCGGGATAGAAATATTTACCGGGGAATTGCAATTCGATGAATTTTCAGACTCCGCCCTAAAATATACGTTCGTAGGAAAAGGCATGGACGAAATACTCGCAGGGAATATCTACGAATTACCTTCGAACACATACGACGGAATAAAACTCTCGACATTCGTTCAAAATGCCCGAAACGGGAACTACCAGGATTTTGGCCTTCCGATGATTATACGTCAGCCGAACAGCGCCAAGATCGAATATGCAACGGCGGCGGGGGCTGCCGAATGTTCGCTGATTGATAAATATGCCAATTTCCCATACTCCGACACACCTTATATCGTACCGGCCGTCAAGGTGCCGTTCCTGCTCAAAAAGATTCTACCGGGAGTATATTTTCCCAGCAGTATTGACTGGCACATCGACCAGCTCGCTATTATTGCACCATACAAACCTGAAAACTGGAGGAATGAACGCCACGGCGTTCCAGTAGTATATGAAGACGCCTATGATCCGAACACAGGACGATATACGATTGCCAAAATCTCAGATTTCCGACCCACTGACGGTTTGCCGGAGATGACAAACAGCGACTTTGTGAGCAACATTCTAAAAATGTTTTGCGCGACATTGTTCTCCAACGGGGCCGGTTACATCATTCAAAGCAACAAGGACGTCATCAACGATAAAACGTTCATAAACTGGAGCGACAGGGTTGCGGAAGCCTATTCTATCATCGCCGGAGAAGAAAACGGATACACGCTGGAATATGCCAACGAAAACAGCAACTACACCCCCTCCAAGGTGGACGACCTCGGACAAGCAGAAATAGACTCCAGCATCATAACCTGCGATACATATGAGGACATGTTTCGAAAATTCCAAACCTCCGCGAATTATATTAACGTTCAAATCGCCAAAACCCGAAATATATATTCCGGCAAACAAGTTAAGGCCCGCTTATATTACCACTACGAAGGACGCAAGGGTATAGTCTACAACAGTTTCGAAACACCCATTGCTACAATGGATATTGTTTATCAGGCAGGGCTGGAGAAGAAAAAAATACAATCCGGAGATTCGAAGAGTTGCGAAAACAACATCGGATTCAACTGCGCAAAATGCGTCCCGGCGAACGTCGCCACCCCAATTCGGGAAGGGTCGACGGATTCACAGGTAACACTACGCAGCATGGCCCCCGTCATCGACTTCCCGACCGTCGGAGGGGAGCGTCCTACAACCGTCTATATCGGAATGCTCCGGAATCATAACTTTTTCGACCAGGGGAACTATTTCACCAAACCAATACCCTACGTGGACGGCGGAACGGAAATGTCAGACAATACCTACTCCATCGCCATCGGAGGTGAAAAGGGATTATATGAACAGTTCCACAAAGATTTCGCAGAGTGGTCCATGAGGAAGAAGGACACGATCAAGGCTGACGTATTCCTCTCGCCTACAGATGTCGCAAACCTCCGTCTTTGGCGTAAAATTATGATTTATAACCGTCTGTTCCTAATCAAAACAATAGAACTCACAATCTCCGACAAAGCGGATATCGCCTTTGCGAATGTCGAATTTATAGAGGTGTAATTTGTCCTTTCAACTGGCGCCCAGGCGCCCTATATTTGACGAAAAAAGAAAATGGCAACATTGACCACCGGTTTGCCGGCATATGGATTTCTCGACGACCTCCCCGATGTGGTCTTTTCGGGAATAATGGCCTCGAAGGTATATGTTACGGTGCAACTCGACGGCAGGGCACTCGTGGTCGCCGCCGAAATGACCCCTGATGAAAATGGAAGGGTCACCGTATACGCAAAGCAGATGATCCGGAACTCGGTAACCATGACCAAGCCGAACACATGTTCCCAGGCATTGCCACGGCTTGCCGTTCGACTCCTGGCCCCCGGTGAGGTTGCGCCATCGACCTCCGGATATGTAATACCGGGCAACACCAACGATCTCGGTATAATCAACATAGTGTGGTTCGCGAAAAACTTTCTCACCTGGCAGCCCCAAATAATAGAAACGACCCGAACACAGCCGCAATGGCTGGCATTTGTTCCGGTCCCACCTTTTGATAGATACGAAATACAATCAACCCTCTACACCAGAGACGGCCGCACATTCACACAGTCGTTTTTCAAATTCCCAAGCGGCCCCAATTTTCAACAATTCCGGGCCGACTTCACCTACCTATGGAAAAGTCATTGCATAGCCCATGACCTCGACCCGTACTGTTACGATGTATTCGGCTGCGGTTACAAATACCTAACCAGCAATCCAGAGGTAACCCCGGACACAGTCCCGGCTGAAACTACGGAATCGGAAATACCCAACAGGCCATATGCCCAACGATATGTTTTACGCCCCGAGCGTTACAACGATGTGTGTTTCGGCTTCGAGAACACCTTGGGCGCCTTTGATACCCTTATGCTGGAAGGAAAGCAAACATATCAGCCCGAGGGTGACATCTTGACCTTTAAGACCCTCTCAACGGAAAAGGAACTCATCAACGACTACACCTCGATATGGGAGGCCAGCACGGGTCGGCTCGAAACAGAACGCTCCGCGAACCAGTTCCAGGACTTCATGAAAAGCACGAACCGCTACGTTCTCATGCAGGGAATATGGCGCCGGATCATCGTCAGCGATTACAAAATGAAACACTCCCGCGGAGAATCGAACAGCTACACGTTCAAATACCACCTCGCCGATAAAAACGAAGGCCGTTACTTCAACCGCGAAAAACTCCCCGAACCCGAATTGCCCACAAATTTTTTCCCGGAATATGACTACAAAAAAATGTAACTGGAAAACAGACCTCCAGCTTACCGAAACCTTCTACACGCTCGCGGAGAACAACACGCTCATTGCAACGCCGATTCCCGACGATGCAATAGATTTTCAAATCGTCTACCGTGCCGAGCACGATTGCCGTTACACCGTAAGCCGCACCCGTGGCGTTTACATGGGCTGCAAGAAAATCGACGCCAACACGCTCGCGGTATTCATCCCCCTATCCCGCTACTCTCTGGGCCGCGGACCCCTGCTGCGTGAACTCTACATGCAGGTCCCGAACAACGACTTCGAAAGCAAAATCCGCAATATCTGCGTGCCGGCCGACACAAAACATTTCCTCTGGGACGGACCGACTGACAATCAGGTGGTAATGGCCACCGAAATCATCACCGCCACAATTCTCAAAGGCAACACCGGAGACAGCGCCTACGATCTTGCACGAAAAGAAGGCTTCGTTGGAACACGACAAGAGTGGTTGAATAGCCTCAATGGAAAGCCGGCAAAGATCGTGGATGTCGGGGGTCTCAAATACTGGGCTTTTTGGGCCGAGGCGACCAAAGGCTACGTAACCTCGGAATACCGGGCCGAGGGCGGCGCTATCATGCCTGTCTTCTGGATTGATCCTGCGACACTCAAACTCTACGTGACCTATCAGAACGGTTACGAAGGAGCGAAATTCAAACTTGAAAACGGAAAGTTGTACACCATTAAAACAGTAAACCAATGACAGAAGTAACCGAACTTTTAGGCTCCACGGGTGTCGTCCCCGCGGGCGACTATTCCCCGGAAAAGACATACGATTTTCTCAACATGGTCTACGCGGCCCCCTCGGTGTATGTCTCCCGACAAAACAACAACACGGGCCATCCCGTGACGGACACGGACTGGTGGATGCTCTCGATCGACGGTTCGAAGATCCCCGAGGCTGTCAAAGCCGCCCTCGACGCTGCCGCCAAAGCTCTCGAAGCCGCCGCAGCGGCCGCCCCCGTCGTTGTCAACGTCGAAGGTGCGGATGTCACGATCAACGTCGAAGGCAACCACAAATACATCTGCGGGGAGCTGACCTCGCTGAAGATCGGGACCGTGGA